AAACTAGCAGCAACAACATCTCCTACTGTAATATTTGGAGTACCAGTTAATCCAGCAGCATTACCAGTACAAGAACCAGATGAACCCGATGCATTACCAGTTACATTACCAGTTAAAGCTCCAGTAAATGTGGTTGATGTAAGGTTACCATCAGATGGATTATATGTTAGTCCTGTATCAGTTTCAGCACCTTGACCACCTGTAGCACCATCTACAAATATTGGATATACGGTTTCATCCGATGAGTTATTTGCAGAAACCGTAATGTTAGTTGCAGTTGTTGCTGTAGTAGCAGTAGTAGCATTACCACTTGTATCTTGATCACCAGCAGTGTTAACACCTGGAAGATTAATATTAGCAGATCCATCAAAGGATACTCCACCAATATTCCTAGCAGTTTCTAGTGCAGTAGCAGTAGCAGCATTACCTGTTGTATCTTGGTTTAATGTTCCTACAGTAAAATCTAAAGTATTATCAGCATCTTGATATGCAACGGTAATACCAGATTCTGTATTACTGCTGACCATACCACCAACAGTATCTGCAATAGTTTCAGCAAGAGAAGTTCCTGCAACTGTGAAACTTGTTGCTGTTATAATACCGCAAGTAATATTACCATTAGAATATATGGTAGCAGCAGTTCCAACATGAACACCACCTGTTGCAGTTGTGACTCCAGTTATATTGACATTACTTAAGAATGTTGCTGGAGTTCCCGTTTGGATATTATCTGTAGATGCAACACCAGTTAAACCAGTTCCATCTCCAACAAAACTTGATGCAGTTACTATACCAGAGAATGTTGCATTACCATTAGCCTTAATCGTCGCTGCAGTACCAACCTTAAGACCACCTATTAGATTTGCTTCTGTAGTGGTTTGAATATTATCTGTAGATGCAACTCCTGTTAGACCTTCACCACTACCAACGAATTTAGTTGCAGTAACAATACCAGAGAAAGTAGCATTTCCATTCGCAGATATGGTGGCAGCAGTACCTACATGAAGACCACCTGTTGCAGTTACAATACCAGTATAATTTGCTTCTCCACTTGGGTTTACAACTGTACTAACTTTTTCTGTTGTTGTGTTATATACTTCAATCGTACCTGCAGAAGCATCTAAAGTAATACCAGTACCAACATTTACTTTATTATTTGCAGCATCTAATGTAATACTTCCAGTACCAATCGTTAGAATACCTGTTATACGACCATCACCTTCAACAATTAAAGAGGTAACAGCTGATCCTGCTCTTACATGTAAACCACCCAAACAAGACGTTAATCCAACAAATGTAGATACACCAGCAGTTACATGTAAACCTTCATTACCCGTCTGTTGTATGCCCTTGGTTGCTGTGACAATACCAGTAGAATAGATATCAGTTACAACATCATAGTTAAGTTGGGCAGCAGTTAAAATACCACTAAAATATCCACTCGTAGCAGTAATAACACCGACACTCATTCCAATGCCAGATACATTACCTTTGGTCAATACTTCATCTAATGTTGACGAACCTGATAGTGCAGTACTTGCAATACCAACCCATTTAGAAGTGGTTGCATTATAGATTAATAACTCATTGTCATTCTGTTCAAAAGTTACATCATCAAGGTCTTTAATAAACCCTGCACCACCACCACCGATGGTATATAATTGTTGCTGAACTCTATTAACAAATAACTTATAGTGCTTTGCTAAATCTTCATGAGTAGCAAATTTCTGGTCTGTTGGTGTAAGAGGATCAGTATTACTCTCACCAGGATCGGGTTGAATGGGACGATTATTTACTTCTTCAGTTAATACATCTTGTTCATCTTTCAATACTTCTTGCTTATTTTTAATTTCTTCAACAAGAATCTTAAGAGAATCTAAACCTATTTTGAATTCTTTCCTAACTTCCTTAATATCTTCATCATAATATTTTACTTTTGGAAGGTTCTCAATCTCTTCTGTAAGAGCAGTAAAGTATCCATCAAAGATATCCTTTGCTTCATTATTCTTTCTATTGAATTCTTTTACTTCCTCTTCAACTCTTTGCTTTAATACATTTAATTTACCAAGTATATTCTTCTTTAATAATCTATCATCATTTTTATAACCATGTCTTGCATCATTTATTCCTAAAGCAGCCTCTTTTAATTCTTTGTATATTTTATCCTTTGCTTCTTTTAAATCCGAAGTTACTTTATCAAGACTAACCCTTTTCTCAAAGTCTTTCTTATCAAGGTCTTCTGTTAAGTGATTTAAGTCATCATCAAACTTATCTTTAAGGTCATTGATGTGGTCATTAACCTTACTAAAGTCATCATCAATTACACCAAAGGTCTTACCAATCCAAGAGAAATCTGGTACTTGGTTGACCTCATTAACCCACTTTGGAAATTCGGGTATAGATTGTTTTACTGCAAGAATGTCTTCTTTAAGAGATTCTAAATCTGCCTCATAATACTTTGGTTCAGGAAGACTTACAATAGCTTCCTTAATGACACTAATCTTCTCCTCAAGGTCATTTACCTGTTCATCATAATATTTTATCTCTGGTATATCAGCAGCATTCTGATTTATTTCTTCTCTTAAGGAAGCAATCTCATCATCATAATACTTTATCTCTGGTACTTCAGGAATACTATCCCTAACCAGTTCAACTTGTTCTGTAAGTTTCTCTAATTCTTCGTCGTAATATTTAATCTCTGGAATATCAGGAATATCTTTTCTTACGTCATTTATCAGACGTACTATCTCCGTTAAATCTTGTGCTTCTTCCTCTATGGAACAAGGTGCAGTATCAGGCGGTTCTTCTGTAACTTCTTCTTCAGTTTCAACGAACTCGTCAATTGAAGGTAATTCTTTCTCTTCTTTTATAAATTCATCGACTGATGGCAATTCACTCTCTGGTAAATTATCTATCGACGGTAACTTGTCCGACATTTTATGGATACTGAAAGTACTTCGGGATTCCTCTCCCAAAGTTATTTAGAATCTTTAGGTAGTCCGTTCTTTAATAGTTTCTGTAACTCTGCAGTTGACCCAACAAACAGGGCATTATTAACAGTAGATGGTCCTTTCTGTTGAGTCTCTTCTTCTACATCTTTTAATTTCTTCTGAAGGTCCATTAACTTATCAGTTGCATCAGAGACACTCTTAATTAACTGACCAGCAACTTCATATGCTCTAGGCATCTCACTATCCTGTGCAAGTTCAAGAATACCATTAATTGCTTCTTGACCTTTTTCTATGATGCTGTAGAGATTACCTCTCGTATATTCATAATCTTTTTCAATATCATTTTTAGTAAGTCTATCGGGTTTTGTTAAACCACCAGGAGTAACATTAGTAAGTTGATCCTTTCTAGTGACACAACCACCTTCAGGAGTATCAGATACTTCTACATTAAATGTGTCATCTAAATTACTCATCTTCATGTAAACTCTCCACTAAATCCAAAGTCATCACCCATTTCAATGAGTGTATCATCAGCAGCAGTAATTCCTAATACTTCAGATCCCTTGACGTGTGCAGCAGCAGTTCTACCATCCCTACCTCTGTCAACAATAATCTTGTTACTGTCAATCTGCTTAATATACATCTGCTCGTCATCAACATCAATATAGGTTTCAGCAGTAAGAGCACTGCCATCATTTACAGTAATAGAGGTCTGTGATGCATCAATATCTTCTGTGAGATTTGTAAGGACATCACCTGTATAATCTTTAGTTGCTCTTGGAGTAACGGTATATGTAACATCTCTTTCGACAGATGTGGATCCACCAGCCATATATTTGACACCAACCTTCTTGATGATATCCTTGGTAGCAGAAGTAACAGGACCGAATAGGTATGTCTTTGCACTAAATCTTAATGTATAAAGTAAAACTCTACGACTAGTAAAATTACCTTCATATTGATCATCCATTGTAACACTTTCGAGTATTACAGGAATATCTCTTTTCTCATTCATTGATGAAAGTAAATTTACTGTTAAATTATATTGTGGTTGAAAGTATGGAAGTATCTGTTCTACAATTTGCAATGCATCATCATTTAATTTACACATGACACTTAACTCAAATTGCATACTATAAGGAACAGGCATGTATGCTTTATTTGTATTCTTTCCAGTAGTCTTATCTTTTACTGTAAATTGTTGAGTTGTAGTTACTTTTCTTGATGAATCATATTGAAGACCAGTAAACTCAAATGACATCCTTGGTAATGTCAATGAAGTTCTTTTATTAAGGTCTGGTGATTCTTCTAATCTTGCTAAAAACTTTTGTGTAGGACCATATGCTAGAGGTACTTTTACAGTAGAATCTTCCTGCTTAATGGTAATATCATTAAACAGTGTACCAAAACCAATAATGGTTTTTCTAAAAATTTCGTTATAAAAATATTCAAACATGATTATATACCTCTTGTATTATATTTATGGGGTACCGAATGGGTTACCTTCAGAGAAGTCGAGAATATCATCTGCTTCAGTTTCAAAAGTATCATTGTCGCCAAATCCATCATCATAGTTAGTTAGGTCGATTAACCTTACAACACGAGATGCACCTGATGTAGAACCTGTGAGAGTCTCCGATATAGAGAATGTTCCTTCTACATTAGATATTTCTATTTCATTTGTTACAGAATTCCAAGTTCTTACTCTTGCAGTAGCACCACTTGTTCCTCCAGTTACAATTTCATTGAATACAAAGGTTCCAGTACTTGTTCCTGTTGGAGCAGCAATTGCTATTGTTGGTGGGG